CACTTTGTGTCCACTCATCGCTCCACATCTTTCGACGTTCCTGCGCTGACATGAACTGCTCTTCAGGAGCCTTGCGGGTGACGTCCTCGCTAGCACGAGTTTCGCGGCCGCCGGCCGTGAGAGTTTTCTTCAAACGAGAATCCATTGTTAGCTCCTATTGGTTTTGTCGTACTGGATGAACTGCCGAATCATTCGTTGGCGCTTGTCGGGGTCATCCCACATGCCGGCTTCTTTGATCGCTCGAACCCGCTCAGGGCTCAAAACATAGCCGCCACCAGAATTCCGACTACCAACTGATTCACGCACCGATCCCGTTACAAAACTCTTGGGCCTACGACGACGCTCGTCATTTGATTCAGTATAACGATTAGGCAAACGACGTTGCAAGCGATTATCAAATTCTTCCCAATAATCGTCACCAGTCGGATCCCAACCCTCAGAAACCATCCGCTCATCAATTAGTTTTGCAATCTGACTGTCTTCGTCTTTACCGCTCGGGTCGTACCACGGGTTGCGGGCCATCCAGTCCTTGGCCATGTCAACCATCCGCGGATCAACGCGCTGCGCCGGCTCAGGCATGTGCTCTGCCTGCCTACGGAAGTCCTGCATCTCACGCAAACGGTCACGCGAGGCAATGTAAGCCTCTTGCGCCTTAATCATTGCGTTACCGTCAGAGTTCTCGGTCGCCTCGCGCATCAAAGACTGCGCATACTGCATGCGATGAGCTTCATCTTGAATTGCAGAATCAAGACGCGCCAGATCGTTGTTGTAGCTCTTACGCTCAATAACAGACAGGCGATCCATTAAATCCTGATTCTGGCGCTTCAAATAATCAAGCTGCGCCTTTTCAGCATTACGCTTTTCTTTAGCGTATTGCTTTTTTGCATGACGGCGTTGACGATTGGCCTCACGAACGGCCTCCTTCTCGTCTTCCGACATGTCACTGGTTGTAGGTTGGTCGTCTTCGTGACTATCCTGCTCAATGGGCTCTTCACCCTCGGGCAGATCGACAACCGCGGAACCATCGACCTCTTCAATAACGTCGATGGGGTTTTCTTTGTTCTCGCTCACAAGAAGGCCCTCATAGCTAGCGGATCACCGGTCACCTTTGCGATAACCTCGTGGTCGTTGAGAATCATGAACAACGCCGGCTCTTCCAAGTCGTCGTCTCCCGGCACCTTAACTTCCCACCGATCGCCACCCCATTTCGGGACGCGCAGAAAGTCGCCAACCTCGCACCAAGAGCCCTCCGGCCACGATTGCATCGTGTCGCGGTGCTTGAACGCCAGCGGACCAATGTCAATGACCTTGGCCACCATGTTGTTCCACTTCTCGGTTTCCTTGGTCTCTTCAACCAAGATAATCCCCGCCTGCCCAACCTTCTTTTTTGCACGACGCAGCTGTACAAGAATGCGTCCGCCGAGAGGTTTAGCACCGGGGTCTACGCTCGGAAAAGCCCAAGCCAACTCAGCTTCGTTAGAAGCTTCCGGTTTACCTGTCGTCATCGTCTTCCTTAAGTAATGAATCAAGAATCTGCAGAGCCTCCTGTAGGCCTGCATGATGTCCAACCATGCGTTGATAGGTTTCCCAGTTCGACGCATTTCCTGCGGCCAAAGACAAGGCAATCTCAGACTGCCGAGTCTTCAACCCTCCAATCAAGTCCGAAAGAAGACTCACTTCTTCTTGACTTGACTCAGAGCACCTTGCGATTGACCCTTCGGCTGCATGCTGCTGCCGTCAAGCTTCTCGCCTTGAGCAATGCGCTTGTGCTGCGGCACATTGATGCTCTTCTGTTCCTTGTCACTCGTAGCCATATTGGCCTCCTTGTTTGATGGTTAGATCCAATGCAGCCTTCTCGCCGTCCTGCTTCAACTTGGCGGCATCGCGGGTCAACCGGGCTGTCTCGATGCGCTCCTTCAACTCCTGATCGCCTGTAGCAATGGCAAGCTTGAGCTGTAGTTCTTCCATGGCGTGCTGTTGATCTGCCTGCAGCTTCTGCACGTCCAACTGCAAGCGAGCGGCCAGCTCTTTGTCCTTGAGGCCCATCTCGGCTTGGTCGCGCTGAATACGACGCTGGGTTTCGGCCATGCTGGTCTGCAGCAGGACCTGACCGTCCGGCGTCAGCTGGGGCTTCGGCTTGAACTGCTCCATGGTCTGAACCATCTTCTGGATGACCGGCATGATTCCCGCGAGTGTCTGCTCGGCGTCCATGTCCACATGCTGGGATGCGGCACCGTACAGCTGATCAACAGCCTTCGGATCTTCCATGTCCTCGTACTCATCAACCTTGCGGCCCATAGCCTGCTCAACGTAGCCATTCATGCGGTTCAAGTACCACAGCGAGATGTGCTGCTTGATGTGCTCCATAGCTTTCGGCAGGAACGACGGTGCCACCATCGGGTTACCACCGAATACAGGGTTCTTGGCGTAGTCCAGATGCGCTTGGATGTGCCCAAGGTGGTCCTGCTCAGGGAAGGCATAGGCAGACTGGCCAATCGTCATAGCGACGTTCTCATCGGCCGCATTCATCTTCTCCGGCGCAGGGGTATCAACCATCAATTCATTGACGCTCGGCACCTTAATCTGCTTCATGAAACGCTCAATCACCGCTTTCTGGTTAAAGAGCTGCGGGTAGTCCTTCATCACGGCCATAACGGCCTGCGTTTGAGCCATCCGCTGGGTTTCAGAGAAGATGTGCGGGTCAGAGACCGGGATAACGTCCGTCACACGCGCAAAATCCTCGCGCTCAACGTCCAAATCCTCCACAACCTCACCGCGGCGCATGTCATCGAGGTACCAACGGTTGATTCGGCTCAAAACCTTGAGCACACGACCTTGAGATTCATGCAATCGAGCGTGAATAGCCGAAAAAACAGCTGCGCCCTGCTCAATCATCGCCTGAGTGGTGCCTACAGGCGCGTTTGAGGTGACATCAGCAATCTTTTCTTCAGCTGTGGTCACCACACCCTTGGCTGCTTCGGTCAACCAGCTCAAAAGGCTGAACAAAACCGAACTGGGCTCATTGAAAGGCATTGGCATCGCAATCTTGCGGATGTCATCAACGCCCGGGGCACCTTCAATCTCTGCAACCTGCGTTACTTCAACCTGCTGAGACTGCCCGGAAATCTTTGCGCCCTTGAGCTTGAGCATTGTGGCGGCATTATTGATATGAGCACTATCAAGCAGAGCCCGCAGAGCGCCAGTAAGGGCAGCACTAAGGCCGCCAATAAGATGCGGAAGACCAACAGCATAGGCACCTCGCCATGGAATGAACTTGAACTCAATGATCCAGTCGAGTTTGGTGAAGGTTTCGTCGCCCTCTTCCCAGTTGCGGTACAAACCCAGCACCTGAGAGTCCAGCTCGTCAATCATCAGGATGTACGGGGCTGATTCGCCCTTGGTGTACGGGTCGTCGTCCAGCTCTAGCCATGTATAGACGTGGTACACACGCCGCAGGCCGTCCTCGTTGTCGTTGGAGTTGCGCCCTTCAATCTTGTCCGTGGCCTTTTGCGGGCCAGTCGGGTCAGGATCCATCGTTGCGCGGATATAAGACACGTCACGGTAGAGCCCAGCGTCGATTCGGCGCTTAAACTCGTAGTCAGAGATGTCATCCACCTCGGTAACGCGCTGTGCGGTGTAGAAGTTACCGGCCGAGAACGGCAGCAGGACGTTATCAATCGGCAGAAACTGCGCACAGGGACGGCGTTTCTTCTCGTCGTACCAAAGCTTGAGGTACTGAGAGCCACCGAGAGGCAGCTGGGTGAGCATTTGCTCCTGCTCATCGCGGAACTCTTCAATCTGTTCCGTCAGCTGCCAGTTCATAAAGTCCGATTTGCGCTCAGCGATCGCCACTTTGTCCTTGTCTACGTCACCAAGGATCTTGGTGCGGGTAGGACCATCGGGCGGGAATAGCTCTTTGATGGCTCGAGAGGCGAAATCCACGCAAGCCTCGGCCATAACCGGGTGGACAACCTTGCTAGCACCGTTGAAGTTAGCGCCACCGGGGGCGTCGTTACCCAAACCAGTGCGTCGGATGCCCTCTTCGTACTGCTTGTCGCGCTGTTTGCGGGCCTCTTTGTCCTTCTCGGCGTACTCGATGTAGCGCAGAGCCAGACTATCGACTGACATGTAGTCCAGACGGTCTGAATCGGCGAGGTTTTCGTAGAAGTCAGGCTCATCAAGCGGGCCTTTGATGTCCATGTGGACCATCACCGAACCATCAGGCAGCTCTTCAAGCTCTGAATCGTCAATCGGCTCTTCTACTTCCATGCCTTGTTCGCCCTCGTCTTGGGCGTCAGCAGGCTGGCCACCAATGAATCGGCCGTATTCTTGGTCAATCGGGAACTCTTCAGCCATGACTACCTCTTTTTGCCTTTAGTAGGGCTCTTTGTTATGGCGCCACCACGTTTCATCCCTTGGGACGCAAACTCTGGGCTTGAGAAATGCGGATCAGGGGTGAATTCACCAGCAGAGCGCAACCGCTGCCGCTCAGATTCAGTAATGTAATCAGGTATGTTTTTTACTTTATCTGGATTAGATGTATATGCAAGTTTTCTTCCACGCATATCAATTAAGCCAATTTTGTTTAGATCATCTGACCACACCGGCATTCCGCTCTCGCGGACATAACGCTGCAAATATGGCCAGTAGTCTTCATTGACTAGGTTGTTAACCTTGCCCTTGATTTGAACAATCTCATTCGGCTTGTCGGGCAATACATTGCCGGCCTCATCCACATAACCAAGTTGGAACAACCGGTCCATCTTGGCGTTCTCGTCCATGTCGTATCCATCAATAATTTTTTTCATTTCCTGATACGTCGGCCCGGGCTTCTTTATTTCTAACGTAGCATGCGGTCGATTCTTGCTGTCTCGGAATGAGAACACCTGAGTTTGACCGCTCTTCAAACCTTCCCAACCCTCTTTGGTGGCGCCATATAACTTGCTGCCCACATCCAGCGATTCATCCACCCAATCTGGGTGTCCGGGCGGGGGCTCGTATCCTTCCACCGAGTGGCCCATCAACTGCGACTCTTTGGCAAACTGACCCGGCTTGTCTAACTGCACCATGCGATAGCCACCCGGATAGTCACGATGCGGCGTGAGATTCGCTGCCGACGTTGCCTCTGCCTTGGACATAGCAGCCGCCTTCTCGGCGTTGTACTCAGCAGTGCGACGCACAGCGTCTTCTACGCTCATGCGATTCAACTGCTCCGGCTTAATGCGGCCAGAACGAAGGTCTGATTGCAGCACATCCATGACGTGGTCAAAGCCCAACGCCCTCATCACGCGTTGCGGCTCATTCAGGCCATAGATTGGCGTGCCGGGATCCAACTTGCCGAGCCATTTGTTTTCCTGCAAGAACTCCGGTTGAGCCAGAGGATCGTTGCGATACATTCGCACTTCTTGTATCTGTTGTGGCGTTAAATTATGTGGCCGCGGTTTATTGAAAATTGATGCACTCAGATTTGCCGCGTCCGCATCATAGAGCGACGGCAGGTAATCCGAACTGGCCAACTTCCACGCTTCAATGTTCTTGATTTGACGATCGGTCAGATTCTCCCAGCCACGACCAATATCGGTAGTGGCCGTACCGTGCGCAGGGAACCCGGCTTTTTCACGACGTGTAGCCGTGTCAGTCAACAGCCCAACCTCTGACGTTGGCATGTGCAGCGGCTGGTGCTCGATAATGTTGTCGATACTCTCGCGAACCCCAGCCATCTCGCCCTCGATAGTACGAATGCGAGCCTGACGCCATGCCGCAGGGTCTCGGACATCTGCCGGCACCGGGTTGGTCTCTATAGCCTGACGCTTCGCCTCCAACGCACCCAGACGTTGACGGCGCTCTGCCAGCATTGCTGCACGTTCGTTTGGCCAGTTCTCCGCCAACTTCAGGATTGGATCCTCCGGGGAACCCATCTGGTTGCGGATGTAGTTGGTTAACTGCTTTTCGGTAAAACTGTTCAGGGCATGACTCTGCTTAGCCATCTCTAAATTTTGGCGAATAGCATTGATGTTGCCCTCCGCGATATGCGCCGGAAACTTGCCAGCAGCGACAAGCTCCTGCCATTCGGGAATGCCAAACTGCACCCTTTCTAGTGCGCGATCAAGGGCTGTCTTGGATTCTGCCAGCGATTCATTGCCCAGACCCAGACGATTACCTCGAGGGGCGTCAAGCCACTGCCCGCCTACAGGCTTGATAGCATATGCAGGTCCTTGGATAAGGCCAGACTCCATTCCAGACTCCAGAGCCCCACGTAGGGCCTCTCGTGCAGCCGGAGCCGTATCCTTTGCCAGTTGTCCAACCTTCTTTGCCGCAGATGGCGCAAAAGGTGACGCCAGAGCCAGACCAGTTTCTAGCAGCGGGCGCTCTTGCTTAGTAAAGCCGTAGTCCTTCATCAGCTTCTGAACATGCGCAGAGCCACCGATGGGCATCTCCGAACCCAAACCGAAAGGCTCCAGCCCCATGTTGACCAAATCAATCGCACCGCTCACCGGGTTGTTGGCAATCAGCCCGCGGTTAACGAGGTCCGTTACGGCGTTGGGGTCACCTAAGGTCTTTACTTCCTTCTTGCCCTGCTTGACGCCTTCTTGCAGCAAAGTGCGGAGCTTGTCTTTGGCGCTCATCTCGGGGGCAGGCGTTCTCATAGCACGCGCTACAGTCACCTCTTCCGGCGTGACCTTATACGGTGCGGGGATGTCTACCTTGCCAAACTGGCTCTCTCGCATCCACTTTTGGTAGGCGTCAGGGTCTTCTTTGTCGTAGGCGAACGTCAGGGGCAGGCCGTTGGCTGCGTGTACTTCACCGCCTTCTTTCATGCTCTTCTTGCGCACCACAGCGCCGGCAGGACCAAGGTTCAATCGGCCGATGTCGTACTTGTTGCCGAGGATGTACTGCAGATACTCGCGCAGCTCTTCGGGCGTGAAGCCCTTCTGGTACGTCCCAATTGACGTGATCATTGAGTTGGGCTCAGGGCCAAGTTCACCAGACGCCTTCATTACGTCCTTGCCTCTAGTGGTCACCAGCCCCATGCCGCCCGGGCGCATCACCCGGCCGATGTTTTCTACCGCGGCGTCTCTCACATCACGCGGCACCACATTCAGCATGTTCAGGTTAACCAGACGGTGGAATGCATCACTGGGGATGTCTTCCGCCCGGGTATACGTCGGCGCCACACCTTCACGCGGGAACGGCTCAAACGATTCAGAGCCCAGCACTCGAGAGCCAATGCCTAGGCCGGAGCCATAGTCCAGCGTGCGGCCACCGGGCATCTCACGGTCAAGGATCTCTTTGGCCTTACGATAGGTTGGCTCGGTGCCGGGGATTTGAGTTCTCTGTGACGCAGCAGCAGGAGGCAGGTCCAGAGCTCTTACTGCATTAATCAAGGCTTTGATGTCGCCACCGCGGGCCATATGCACATCACCGCCGGCCTTCTTCGACAGGTCATTGATGGTCGTATCGAATGTGCCCACATTACCGATGGCGCTCTTGATTGAGCTTGGGTTGTAGGACACAACCTCTTCTAGATTGCCGTTTCGATACTGCATCAAGCCATCGTAACCAGCGGCCCGGGCTCGGCTCTCAACCTCTTTGCCAATGTAGCCCTTGGTGTCATAAGCCCGCTCAACCATCTTTCTTGCCTTAGGGCCATCCATCCCTAATCTGGTTAGGGCTTCAATCATGGGGTCCAAATACTTTTCTGGATTCTCTGAACCATGAAGAACCAGCGGGTTTTCCATTTGTACATGAACCGGCAATACGTTTCCGCCGGATCTTTCGGCATAAGAGCTTGCAAACTCAGCATTAGGTGACAAATAGACACCGGAACCAAGAGAGCCCTCTTTGCTGGGCTTGAATGCGCGGATTGCATCTGTGCCCTTTCCGCCCTCAGTCGCAGTAGTTCCGTGATAAAGGCGCATCGGCACCTTGCTGGCCTGCAGCAGCTTATCTAAGTTTGTTTGGCGCTCAGCGGCTGGCAGCACATCTACTGCCTTGGCGGCTCTAGCCAGAGCCTTAACTACGTTACCACCACCGGCCATTTCAGGCTCAAGCATGGCTCGCAGCTGGTCGCGCTTACCCTTCTGCTCTGCGTGTTGCTTGGCTGCGCCGAGGATTGCACCAAACACTTTGTCCCGGCCGGGCATGAAGCTCTCGGCGAGATCTTGGTTCTTAATCTTGAACTGGTCGATTTTATCCACGGCATAGCCCCAGAGTTTTTCCGAATGATAAGGGATTAGACCGCATAGGGATTCTGCCGCTTGGGCATCCCTGAATCAGCATAATCGTCCTCATCCCAATCATCTGCTGGCGGAGGATCTATATCAAGCCATCCTGCATCCCGTAAGAATCGCAGGGCCTGAGTACAGGCATCGACGTAGTCATCATGCGTGCAGTCAGGGAACGAACAGATCTGGCTGACAAACCCTTCCGCCCAGTCTCTGACGTAGCCGGGCCTCTGGGAGCTCTCAGGAATCCACACACGCCCTCGAGCGATGATGTTGGACACGATGTTCAGGCGCTGCATCTTGTCGGCTCTGCCGGGGTTGTAGGCCCTTACAGGCAGGTGCGCACGCTGCAAGTCTTGGATCAATGAGATGCCGGCGGACTTGTCCTCGACCAGTATCAGGTCTACACGCTTGCGCTCTTTGCCCTCACCGAAAACGGTCTCGTACTCGTCGATGACCTTGGGTCGCAGGTCAGGGTATTGCAGGCGGTCTTGCCAGCAGTCTATGACCATGGCGGACATTGGGCCATCCAGCGGCTTGAACACGCCGAAGGTGATGCAGGCGGTCGGATCGTTCTGCACCTTCTCAGATGTAGCCACGTCATAGGACTGGACGATGTACTCGAACTTGGGAAACTCTTTGCCCGAGGGCCATAGCTTGAACATGTCACGCTTGACGATGCCCGACTCTTCGGGGTCTAGGATCTCAGCGTAGATTTCCTGCCGGCCGATCTTGGTGCCCTCGTACTGCAGGATCTGCTTCTGGAAGCTGGGCGCTAGGTTGGCGATGTTGTCGTAGGTCGATGCGGTGGTCAGGACTACATCGTCACCCTCTCGAGACACCAAATCGACAATCAGGTCCTTCGGCCGCGGCGTGGTGGTGGCGACTATCCGAGTCTTGTTACCCAGACGCACGCCGAACATGATCTGGTCCCACGCGTCCTGCAGATAGTCCCATGCGGCCAGCTCGTCTAGCCATGCACCGTGATACTGGCCACCCCGGAAACGCTCGGGCTCACTAGCAGGGATTCCCTTGATCAGGGATCCATTGGTGAGCTTCAGCTCGTGGTATGCGCGGTTGTAGTCGGCGACCAGCTCTTTGGGTATGACGTTGATCAGACCGGAGTCACCCTCATAGCAGGTGGCACGCACGTCAG